ACAATATCGCTTGATTGTATGTAACAGTACCAAGCCCTATAGTAATTTGTGGAGAGATAAAATTAAGTCTACCATTAAAAAAAGTTACATATTTCGCTCTATTTATCGTTTGCATAGGCGGTGGTACATATTCGGGATTGTCACCAAGAGCCGTATAATCTAAAACATTTGTACCATCATAGAAGAAAATTGCAGAAGTTCCACTTAATGCTATTCCCACTCCTGTGAAAACAAAACGCGGTTCATTGTCTTTGTCTGGGTAAGAAACACCTGATATGTAAAAATCGTTTGATTGAATGTCAAATCCCGCGTATCCTGCCAAAGCTCCGGCGAAAGTAATCTTGTCGAAAATTCCCGATGTTGTGTTGTACTTGTATAGGAAATTCTTATCGAAAACAAGAAGCTGTGTTGTTCCATCTGGTAATATATGCTCGAAAATACCATACACTCTAGTTTTTTCGACTAATCTAGGAGCAAAATAACCTGCGCCCTGTCTAGATTGAAGGACTTGACGGTAGATAAACCCGTTAATTATATTCTGAAAGGCATCCGCTGGTTGTAGGTAGTTTACCCCAGATTGAGAAACTCCCGTTTGATAGCCTGTTATCTCATATATTGCCAATTAGCCTCCAAAGCATACAAACCATCCTTGAAGCGGGTCGACACCTGTCTGAGCGGATAATAATCTAAAATTAATTTTAACCATGGAAGTGCTTTTCACAGTTGAAAGTGTAGTTGCAGCTTTAACTTGACCATAAAGTGCTTCAAATGCATTCGTCGCATTTCTTATTCCTCCTACATAAACTAAGTAGTCAGCGGAAGGAAGTGCATTTGCAAAAGTAATTGTATACTGACCTAATGAATCTCTAACAATTCCACCGGGCTGAACACCTAAATTATGGGAATAAACTACTTGCGATTGAGTTGGGCTGGCTGTTCCTGTCTGACTAAAAACACCCATAGCACGAATATTAAGGAACTGCATTATTCCAGAGGTATTTCTAAGGAAATACTCGATATTCTGCGCTGCAGTCGATTCCTGAGCTATCTTTCGCTTTGGATAGGCTACACATTCCATCGCAACACCTATAGCAGGGTCTGCCTCAGAACCTCCCGAAGTAAAACCTACAGATTGCAGGAATCTATGCCTTCCAGCAAACTCATCGCCTGTATTCCAAAAATGGTCCTTTGTTGTATCGAGATTTGTTCCTATAGCCACATTTCCCAGATTAGTTTGAATGTAGACGTTATTGGCATTCATCTGTGTTCTGTTTGTACTTACTGACGCTGTCCCGTCGGGAGATGCTGCGCTCCATGGCATGGTATTATCCTCTTTTTAGTTAAACTAGAATTTTGGCATACTTCGACTCAATTTTATCTGATTATGCGTACGTGTTAGCATTTGCTTCCTCTCACTTCTAAATGTAGCCTCAATTCTTGCTAGGCTGCTTGGCTCATATCGATAATCTCTAGCATAATCGAGAGCTGAACCATAAGCCACATAACGTAGCCAATAGTCATATTGCAGGTCCACGTCTGGATTTGGGTAGTCGGGGTATTTCTTATATCCATATATAGTCACCTGATAGGACGTGTTGGGGATCGTTCTAAAAGTGAACTCATTACCATAAAATAACACTCCGGTAGGGAAACCAGGTACGAGTATTTCAGTGTTATTTAGGCCCCAGATAGCGAAAAACTCGCCCGGGTCTTGGTAAATGGGTAGTTTATTCCACGAAACAGAGTTATTGACAGGATTGAGTAACGAAATATAGGCTTCTTGAGAGAGATTGATAAAATCAGCGTCCGCCCCAACATCATTGAAGGTATAAACACCCGTCGTGTTTGTCTCATCAATCGTAAATACGAGCGCACCAAAGCTCTCAAACAACTTAGTATCATTCGGCATCTTTAAACTAACGAAGTTCTTTAGATAAGTAAAAAACGTATTGTTGTTAGAGTCGGGATCGTTAGCATTCCTTCGCCCCAGTGCCACAGCCATAATATTTATCGCATCTTGAACCTGTCTTGTCATTTAGTCCTCTTTCCAGATCGTCGTTAGAGAAAATCTTTGTTTTTTTCCAACACATACCGTGTCCACAGAGCCATCCCTTGACGTCTGTCTTTCCCATACAGGATATCCCTTTTCACTTAAATAATGTACTATATACTCTGGTAAATCATAAACGTTACCTGGTAATAAAGTCTCATCAAAATGAATCAAGTGATCACTCACAAATACCTTCACGGGATTTATCGATTGATCGTTATTTCCAAACTTAATGCGTTGCTTAGGATGAAGATCAACGGGGCATTGCTTGATAGGATATCGGCATATTCTGAGCTTTTTATTGAGCTTACGCGCTTCTTCGTTATAAAGGCGATATTCTCTTATGCTAGTTAAGGGCATTTCCTCGATAGGTAACTTCTCTTGTTTTGCTAGCTCAAGGGATTGCTCCATGAGCCCACCCTCATTTTGTATTTTTTTAGGTCTTGGCATTTATCCTCTTAGCTTTGATAGATAAACTCAGTTTGTACCAAATTACATGATCCGCCTTCAACGTAAGGTGGGTAATTTGTCGAGTCTATCGGTTGGTTTGTAATAGGGTTCAGCAACTTAAATTTGTCTGATGCTGTCACTATGATTTTAAATCTGTAATTGTTTATTGGATCAACACCTCGTTGTATGGGCATCATTCCATTTAAATCAGTAAGCCTAACGAAATCACCCGTGCTAAATTCATGGTCGTTGTCGGTTGTTAATTCGCATTCGGTAGCGTTAGTTATGGTCGTGATACTCTCCCTTCTGACTTCTTGTCCGCTCATTTTGTCCCTTATATAGGTTAGGCCTCAATAAGAAGCCTAACCTTAGTTATATATTTATTGCAACCGTTTCCAGTTGCAATAAAACTAACCTAAGTCATTCAAACTTAAGTTAATAGATCTCCAAGATCCTCATAAGTCCCAAATTTCAATACATCCACATAGAACACGTCACTATCCACTCCCATCACAGCAGTACCTGCTGTTAGCTTATAAGTTACTGGATCATAAGCATAAGGATTAGGGTTATATGGGCTAGTTGCGCTATACGGTGAAACTTGAGGGTTATTTAAAGTCAACACCGCAGTCTCAAGAGCAATATTACCACCTGTAACATAAGCCGTGAATAATGTTGAGTCAATTGGCTCGCCTGTGATCACGTCCTTCAAGGAGAAAGTAGTAGCTCCAAGAACAACAATCTTATAACGGTTGTTGTTGAGCGCCCCCATTCCGTTGTCTTGAACCCCAACCGGTCCTAAGTCTGTCAAACGTACAATCTGATCAGTTTGGAATGTATAAGTACTGTGCGTAATTACGCAAGGGTCGGCTGCTGTGATACCACTGATAGTAGCATGTCTTGAAGACACCCCACCGGTAGAATCTGCTACAGTAAAACCGTTTGTTGTCTCAAGAGCAATCTTTGCAGCCGGCGCAGTTCCTACACCAATCTGTAAAGCATCTCCCGCAGGGAATTCTCTAAACCAAGTTGATTGAACAAACGTATCGCTTGTACCGTACTTAGTGTAGTTATAAAAAGTTACCTTATCCGCTTGGAAAGGAAACGTAAATGTGTGAGCCGTACCAGCAGAAATAAATTTAAATCCGTAAGTACATGTTTGCCCTAAAAATAAATCAGACATATATTTCTCCTTATGCTTTGGTCGATAGTAAAGTTACCATATGGGAATCATCAAGGATTGCAGCGTTAAAGTAAGCTGTGAAACCCATTGATTGAAACCTATTTAAATAATCGTTAAAACCAAGTGGCTTAAGGATAATTTCAGTAGACACCTCATCGAGGCCAATAAATCCATACGCATTAGCTCCGATAAATGTGTTGCTATAGATAGCGGGATTTGCAGTTGTCTTGTTAACGAGAGTAGACGTTACCCAACGAGCTTCATCAGTTGATCCAAACTCGGCCTGCAACACAGGCTCTTGCGAACCGTATTGAGAAGTGGGCACAAACGCATCTAAGGCGCGAATATCTGGTTTTAAATTTACGTGCGCCGCTACCCAGAATCCTTCTTCCACGGGGCCCGTACCAAAGCGTGAAGACCCTTCCACTACCGGAGTCATTTTCTCGGTATCGTTATCATCCAAATACTGAATTGCACGGTTAACATCTGTTTGTGTTAACTCAGTTGTTGCGTTTCCGTTTATTCCATTAAGGCAAGAAATTTGCGGTACTGCTGCTGCCCAAACATCACGAGTAACTTTATCAAGCATAGTGTGCATGCACTGAGATAGGTTATCGGCTGTCTCTGAGGCTGTATCATCTTCAACAACTAAGAGAACTTTACGGCTAAGCAAAACAACTTTACCGAACTCTTGTACTGTTACGTTGATATCGAACTTGTTAACTTGCTCTGGCGCCGGGTCCATCCCTTCTGGTAGTACTGTTGGATCAGAGTTAAGGTTTTCTTGCCGTCTAAATGCGACGGTATCAGTGTTTTTCTGTGGTAGCGTAAATGCTCGACCAAAAAGGTTGTGCACATTGCGAGGCTTTGATCTCTGCAAGAGAGCACGGTGCGCCCATCTGTCAGACATTGAGCCATAGCCACTTGTAGTAGTTACAGACATTTTTTCCTTTG